TCATAATATTCCTCAAATCTATCACGTTTTTCCCATAACTTTTTCCCGAAGACCTCAAGTATATCCTCAGGTTCTAGTTCTAACTCATCACATATCAGGCACACATCATAGTTCTGTGCCACCCTTTCCTTAAGTTCTTCGAGTGTTATCATATTAAAAGTTTCCTGCTAAGTTATCTACAAAGTAAGAGGTAAACTTACCTTTTGTTTCTTTACACACTGCACCATAACAACTCTCTTTGTGACCACAAAAAGCACAGTTCATATTCAATCTTTCTCTTCCATCCTTGCCTACTGTTGTGGCTTTGGCAATACGCATAGGTGGTGTATCTAGTTCCATCTTCTCTTTCAGTTGGTGGATGTGTTGGTCCACATCTTGTTCAAGCTCTTGCTTACATAACTTAAGTGTTGATTTATTTTTATTGAGGGCTAAGAAATAACCAGTGTCTCTATCTTCTGTCTTACCATATCCACTTAGCTGTTTGATATATCCAAAGGCATCATCCTTAATACCATCCTCAGTGAATTTATTATTATAAGACCAGTCACTTGCTGTCTTAACGTCCACTAATTCACCATCAATATAACAATCTTGTGAACCATTCACACCCTCGACTGTGTGTTTCTTCTGCTTACCTTCTACCTTGTGTCCAGATAATTCAACTAGTCCAAGCAACAGTGCCTCCAGTATATGCCCTTGTAAGAATGTAAGGTATACATTACCTTCAATCTCTTCAGAGTCATACCCTTTGTATTGATACCAAAGACTACGTTCACACCTGCCTATACCTGACATACGTAGCCCTGTCTTCTTTTCTCTAGGTGTCAGTGCATCCACTACTGCTTCGGATACTTCCTTGCCTATTGTATCTGCTACCTTTTGCAGGTCACCAGTATATTCTTGTGTTGTTAATAGTTTATATATATCATCTACTACTGTGTTAATTGTCTTCATCTTTTGCTTTCTCCTCTATTAATAAGTCTAAGTACCATCTTGCTTTATTTAAATCTTCTAAGCCATTCTTGTATTTATATCTACTGATATATTTTATCACATTACCTTCAAGGTAACTGAACTTTTGGTCTAAAATAAAATCAATTACTTCTATGTTTCCTTGCCTGTAATGGCTCGGGTTTATGTTATCACTCATATCTTCTCCTAGTGTGTGTCGTTCCAGTTCATACCTATCTGATACTCACCATCAATCGGACACTTTAAATTATAATAATAAGTTGTCTCTCTCATAGCAGAAACAATCTGCTCACCTATAGACTCAGCATACTTAGGGTCACACTCTATTTGTATCTCATCGTGTATCACGCCTAACTGTTTGTATGGTAGGTTGCAGTTCTGATGGAAGAGAACCCAAGCTCTCTTAGCTATAATAGCACCAGCCGATTGTAACAAGAAGTTCAACGCAGAGTGAGTAGAACGTATGTAAATCCTACGTTTATCTAGTGCGTTGATATACCCCTTGGCTGATGCTTGTTCTACCAATCTACGCAATTCTCGTAACGCTGGTGTGTTATCCAAGAACTTCTTCTTGATTCTTTTACCAGTACCACTGCCTCCACCTACAATCTCACCAATTAATTTATCACCACCACCATATAGGTATGCATAAATAAATCTCTTAGCTTCATTCCTTGTGCCCAGACCTGCAGCTTCTTGATTCTTAGTGTGAATATCACCAGTAAGAATCTCATTAGTGTAGTCAGGGTCATCCATATAATGAGCAAGACATCTTAGCTCCAGTCCACTGAGGTCAGCACCAACTAACACCTTACCTTTAGGCACAGTAAATAGTGAACGCATCTCAGAGCCATACTCTTTACCACTGGCAGTCACCTGCTGTAGGTTAGGATTACTGCTGGACATACGGTTGGTTACTGTTCCTAGTGTATGTACCCTAGCGTGGATTGAATGTGTGTCTCTATTGTAAGCATCAATCCAAGACTCTACCATACTCCTGCGTTTTTGTAGCATCAGATACCTAGCAATTAGTTGTGCTTCAGGTATGTCCACCTTTTCAAGTATGGTTTCATCTACCTTAACACTGCCTTTATCTGTAAACTCAGTAGGTTTCCATCCAAAGTGTTGCAAGTACTTGGCTATCTGTTGTCTACTGCCTAGGTTAAACTCATCATAAGTATTGTAGCCCCACTTACCATTAGGATGCCAACAACAACCCTTAGCCAGTTGGTTCTGGTAACGTATGCTTCTACTCCCTGATGCGTTAAACTTATCAGCCTTCTTGACTTCGTGAAAGACAGCCAGTGGTTTGAAGACTGAGCGTACCTCTGCTTCCACCTCTGTAATATCTCCACTGATTTGTTGTAATAATCTAATAGCTTTGTCTTCATCAAAATACCATCCATTCTTTTCTTGTACACTACAGTGCTCCTTTGTTTTGTATTCTAAATCAATAGCATCATCACTGAAGCCTTTAAGATTTAGACTGTTATATAATTTTGTTGTTATCTCTACATCTCGTACACAATATTCCAGCATCTCTTCACTGTATTGTGACCAGTCTTCGTGGTCTCCCTTAGGAAAGCCAAGCCTCACACCCCAACTAGCAAGTGAATGTCCACCCTCTCTACGTGGGTCAGTCAACTGGCTCAGTATTAGTGTGTCTTCAACAGTAACACCAGTGAATGTAACGCCTAATAGCTTCCTCAGTACTGGTACATCAAACCCATACCCATTATGAAAGATGAGTTTATTAACAGCACCACTCTGTGTCCAAGGTTTAAACTCACTGACTGTATCAGGCGTGAATTTAATAGTCTCTTTAGTGTCCACATCCTGTGCTACGATACACCATACCTTAGTAGGGTTGAGACCATCTGTTTCTATGTCACAACTAAAAGCCCCCATTAATCTCTGCCTCCTTAATCTGTGGTGAATCACCCTTCTCCAGTCTACCAGTCTCAGGATTATAATAAGCCCAGCCACCTTCACCTGTCTGTCCAGTACGTCTCAGCTTAGGTACTCTAATACGAGTGGCGTTCCTTTCATAATCATCTTCAGCTAACTTATCCCTACTGAATAAGATGTTATTATGACACGCTTGAGGTATAGCACCTGAACCTTTCACATCATACTCACTAATCTTATGTGGGTGACTACCATCATCAGGTTTGCGAGTGTGTGTTGATAAGATAACACAAGCTTTGGTTTCCTTACACAGCTTAATGAATCTATCCATCACCTCTTCGATGTTCTCATTACTCAGGTTCTTAATGGCAGTATGTAGTGGGTCAACCAATACAACAGTACACCCCATCCCTTTAACAAAGTATCTTATCTTAGCAAACATCTCTTCAATCTCAATACTACCACCACCATCATCGTGTAGCTGTACCTTTGCACCTAGTCCAATCTGTTTAGCATCTGCCATAATATCATCAACATCTAAATCTTTAGGTGTTAACAGTGATAAGTTCTCACCTTTATGTACACTTACAATCTTACGTACTGTCTCATCAAGACTATCCTCTACCATAAAGCAACCCACCTTCTCTTCAGTATTCACTGCGAAGTGATAGATTAATTCATTCAAGATTGTAGTCTTACCAATAGATGTATGTGCAATAATAGAAGTCAGCTCACCCCTAGCTAGTCCACCCCTGGTCATTTCATTTAGATTACCAAACGAATTGGGCAAAGGAATTAACTCAGTGTCTCTATAATTCATCAGTGCTTCATACATATCAGCAACAGTAGCTACACCCGATACGACATAAGGCTTAGCATCCCACCACTCATCAACAAATATCTTTGAATGTTTATTTGCTAGATAGTCTGATGCGTCTTTGTATTCTGCCAGTGTTACTACCTGTACTTTATTAGGACCAAGTATAGGTGCTACTTTTTCTGCAGCTGTGCGTCCTGCTTCATCATTATCAAAGCACAGTACTACTGTTTCGAATGAGTCCAACCACTCGAGGTTGGCTTTAATATTCTCAACACAATTAGCACCGTTGTTTACAGATACAACAGGATACTTACTGCCTAACATCTCGAATGCAGCTAGTGCATCTAGCTCACCCTCAGTTACAGTTACAAACCTCCTGCCTTTCTTGAATAAGTGCTGACCAAACAAGGGATTGTTTGCTGATGTATCACCAGACCCAAAGAACTTCTTGTCCTTTACTATCCTTGTCTTCATACCCACCAGCTTACCCTTATTGTTATGATAAGGATAGTGGTGTTTGGATACCTCACCTGCTTGGTTGAGTTCTACCTTTACACCATACTTTTCTAAAGTCTCTGCCCTTAGGTTTCTATCTGCAAGGAATACATACTCACCTTTATAATCTTCTACTAATTCTGTGTTGGCTACACTATTGTTACTTACAATACCACTGCCACTTACGTTATACCCACAAGAGAAACAATTCTTTCCTCCATCATCATACAATATAAGATTATCTTGGGACTTATCCTTACCTTTCTTGGCACATTCAGGGCATTGAGTATGTCCAATCTTCTTACTACTATTACTATTCATCATAGTCTCCTTATCTCTTAGAATAAAAGAGCGAACCGAAGTCCGCTCATTGTATGTATTATATCACATACGATACACTAGAATGCACCTGCTTCAGATAGGTCTTCAGCTTCCTCATTCTTTTGTAGCAATTTAATCTTATCGATGTAAGCATACTCAGAATAATCTCCCTTGCCTGCTCTTGCTACTACCCTCACTAGGTCACCAAACTGTGACAGTTCACTTGCAGGAATACGTTCACCGTCTGCATTATATACTGCAGGCTGGTCGAACTCTACCTTTCTTGACATATGAACTTGAGGTTCACCGTTGTACTCTTTCAAAGAAATGCCTGCTTTCTTAAAGATGTCAGCATTCTTCTTATCAAGGGTCAAAGTAATCTTATACTTTTGTGTACCTCTAAAGTCATCAGGTACTGCAACGTGTACAAAACCTGAGATTCCTTCTGCGATTATTGTCTTACTTGGATTAGCCATATATATTATCTCCTTATCTCACTAGTATAAAAAAGATACCTAGGAATACTAGTACTCCCTAGATATATACTAAGTATACCTTATTGATTTATTATAATAACAATAAAAGTATAACTAGTTTTCAC